GTCGATTTCTTGCGTGGTTGAGTTTCAAACCTTTTTTTGGCATGGTTGGTAGCAGGGGTCCGAAGCCGTTGCCGGAGAACGTCAAGGCGTTCACGGGCGGGCGCACGCGGCCACTGCGTGCCGCTGACCTGAGCGATGGCGTGCACCCCGAGGTCGGGCTGCCCGACATGCCGAAGCACCTCAGCCGCGAAGCGCGGGCCGAGTGGAAGCGCGTGACGCCCGAGCTGCTCGAGCTGGGCCTGCTGACCCGCATCGACCGCACCGCGCTCGAGCTGTACGTGCGCGCCTACGGCCGGCTGCAGCAGGTGGAGCGCGCGCTGTGGGCGCGGCAGCAGCAGGCCATCGAAGACGGCCGCGACGTCACCGAAGCGCTCATCCAGCACACCCCCACGGGTTTCCAGCGTGAATCGATCCTCTCCCGCCAGGCCGCCGAGTTGAGCCGTGAGGTCGACCGCTACCTGGCCAGCTTCGGCATGAGTCCATCGGCGCGCTCGCGCGTCACTGCCTCGCGCAATGACGCCCAGTACAAGCTGCCAGGCATGGAATCCGACCCCGCGCAGCAGGGCTTCGGCGCCATCTGACCCCCGCATCATGACCCGCGACTACATCGCCATCGCCGAGCGCTACGTCGACGACGTGCTGGCCGGCGTGCGTCCCGCGTGCAAGTGGGAGCGCCTGGCCTGCGAGCGTCACCGGCGCGACCTGCAGCGACAGGAGACCGACCCCGCCTTCCCGTACCGCTTCAACCCCGAGCTGGTCGACGGCAGCGGCAAGCGCTACCGCCCCGCCGAGCGGATCTGCCGCTTTGCCGAGCTGATGCCGCACATCAAGGGCGACTGGGCCGCGCGTGGCGAGCGCATCCAGCTGGGTGGCTGGCAGGTCTTCGCGCTGGTCAGCATTTTCGGCTGGGTGCATGCCGAATCAGGCCTGCGCCGCTTCCATCGCGCCGACCTGTTCATCCCCCGGAAGAACGGCAAGAGCACCATCGGCAGCGTCATCGGCAACTTCATGCTGACGGCCGACGGCGAGTTCGGTGCCGAGGTCTACAGCGGCGCGACCAGCCGCGACCAGGCGCACGAGGTGTTCCGCCCCGCGCGCCTGATGGCCATGGCGTCGCCGGAGTTCCGGGCGCACTACGGCGTGCTGCCCAACGCCTCGAAGCTGCTGGTGCTCGACACCAACAGCAAGTTCGAGCCGCTGATCGGCAAGCCTGGCGACGGCGCCAGCCCGAGCTGCAGCATCGTCGACGAGTACCACGAGCACGCCACGTCCGAGCTGTACGACACCATGGCCACCGGCATGGGCGCGCGGTCGCAGCCGCTGCTGCTGGTCATCACCACGGCCGGCAGCAACATCGGCGGGCCGTGCTACGCCCATCAGCAGGATCTGCAGCGCGTGCTCGAGGGCCTGGTCACCGATGACCGCCGCTGGGGCATCGTCTACGGCATCGACGTGGGCGACGACTGGACGCAGCCCGCCGCGCTGGCCAAGGCCAACCCCAATTTCGGCATCAGCGTCAACGCCGACAGCCTGCTGGCGTCGCAGGCCGAAGCCGTGCGCGACCCGCGCAAGGCCGCCGTCTTCAAGACCAAGCACCTGAACGTGTGGGTCAACAGCGCCAGCCCATGGCTGAACCTCGAGGCCCTGCAGCGCACCGCGGACGCCACCCTCACCGCTGACGAGTTCGCGGGTGAGGAGTGCTGGATCGGCACCGACCTGGCCAGCAAACAGGACATCGCCAGCGCCGTGCGCGTCTGGCGCCGGCAGATCGACGGCCAGTGGCACTACTGGGCCATCAGCGGAAACTGGCTGCCCGAGGCCGCCGTGCAGCGGCCGGAGAACCAGCACTATCGTGCCTGGGCGCAGCAGGGCCACCTGGTGCAGACCCCGGGCAACATGATCGACCTGCGGCTGATCCAGGACCACATCGAGCAGGTGTCCGAGCGTCACGTCGTGCGCGAGATCGCGATGGATGCCTGGGGCAGCCGCGAGATCGCGCCCGCGCTGCAGGCCGGTGGCTTCACCGTCGTCGACGTGCCCATGACCACCCGGCACCTGAGCGAGCCCATGAAGCTCATCGCCGCGCTGGTCGACGCCGGCCGCTTCCACTGCGATGGCAACCGCGCCATGTTGTGGATGCTGGCCAACGTGGAAGTGATGGTCGACCGCAACGACAACATCTTCCCGCGCAAGGCCAAGCCCGAGAACAAGATCGATGCGGCCGTGGCCACCATCCTGGCCATGAGCCGCGCCATGGTCGGCGCCGGTGAGGCCAAGGTTGAGCACTACGGCCCCGAAGACTCCATCGCCTTCGTCTGACGCTGATGCACCGCTACGTCTACAACGCCTCCATCCTGGCCGGTGTGGCCCTGGCCAGCATCGGCGCCGGCCTGGTCTACCTGCCGGCCGGGCTCATCACCGCTGGCGTGCTCGTGCTGGCCGTCACCATCTTCGGCGCTCGCGCCGTGGGCGCCCGCTGATGTTCCTGGCAGCCAACATCGGCGCAGCGCGCGGCCCCGCGGACGACTTCTGGTTTTCGTCCGTCGGCGTGGGCACCGCGGCCGGCGTGCCGGTGTCGTCAGACTCGGCCATGCGCCTCAGCACGGTCTACAAGTGCGTCAGGGTGCGTGCCGAGACCATCGGCATGCTGCCGCTCATGGTCTACCGGCGACTCGAGGACGGCGGCAAGGAACGCGCCACGGACCACTGGGCCTACCGGCTGTTGCACGACCAGCCCAATCCGTGGATGACCGCGATGGGGCTGCGCTCGATGATGCAGGCGCATCTGGACCTTCGCGGCAACGCCTACGCGCAGATCGTCACCGACGGCGCCGGCCGTGTGGACATGCTGCTGCCGCTGCACCCGGATCGGATGCAGGTGGAGGTCACGCCAGGCGGCGCGCCGCGCTACATCTACACGCAGGCCGACGGCACGCGGCGCACCTATGTCTTCGGCGAGCTGCTGCACGTCGCATCGTTGTCGCTCGACGGCTATCAGGGTATGAACCCCATCGAGGCTGAGCGCGAGGCCATCGGCGCAGCCATCGCGGCGCGCGACTACGGCGCCCGCTACTTTGCGAACAGCGCCCGGCCGCCGATGTGGATCAAGATGGCCGGCAAGTTCGCCAGCCCCGAGGATCGGCGCAAGTACGCGAGCGACTTCGCGGCCGGCTTCGGCGGCATGAACAGCGGCCGGGTGCCTGTGATGGAAGACGGCAAAGAGCTGCACGCCATCCAGATCAACAACAGCGATGCGCAGTTCCTCGAGCTGCGCAAGTACAGCGACGTTGACATCGCCGGCCTGTTCCGCATGCCGCCGCACAAGATTGGCATTTTGGACAGGGCGACCTGGGGCAACATCGAGCACCAGCAGCTGGACTTCAGCACCGATACCATCATGCCATCGTGCATCGCATGGGAGCAGGCGCTGCTGCGCGACCTTGGCATCGGCGACGACGGCATCCACTTCGCCGAGCACAAGCTCGACGTGCTGCTGCGTGGCGACACCCGCACGCGGTTCGAAGCCTACGGCAAGGGCATCCAGGACGGCTGGCTGACGCGCAACGAGGCGCGCAGCATGGAGAACCTGAACCCGCTCCCCGGGCTCAACGCGCCGTTGCAGCCCATGAACATGCAGCCCGTTGGTGCGGCGCCGGCACAGCTGCCCGAGCCGCCGCCGATCAGCGGCGAGCGGCGGGTTGCGCTGCTGCAGGCTGCGGCCGAGCGTGTGGCGCGCAAGGAGCTGGCGCTGTGCCGCAAGGGTGGCGCGTTTTCAGCCTCCGAACACGGCCGTTGGATATCCGAGGTGCTGGGCGTCCCCGAAAACGTCGCCACGGCCTACGCAGACGCCTTGCCGGGCATCTTTGCCGCGCGCAACGCGGAGCAGATTTCCGATCCTGAGTTTTTGGCCGCACGGTCGGCCGCTTTGATCCAACTGGGGGCCTGACATGCTGCGCCTGCTTTCCGCTTTCTACTCGCAGCCCTGGGCTGTCACCGACGAGGCCTGGACCGCGATGGAGGGCGTGCTCGTGCGCTGGTCGGCCGGCGTGCGCCTCGACGCCCTGCAGATCGCCGAGGCCGTGGGCGATGCGCCCGAGGCCGCCGTGCAGCGCCGCGCGCAGGCGCAGGCCGCAAGCGGTGGCGGTGTGCAGGTGGTGCCCATCTACGGCGTGATGACGCATCGTGCCTACGCGGCGAACAATGCTTCGCGCCCGCTGACCAGCACCGAGGCGGTGGCGGCGCAGATCCGCCAGGCCATGGCCAGTGACGAGGTGGGCACCATCGTGCTCGACATCGACAGCCCGGGCGGCAGCGTGAGCGGCACCGCCGAGCTGGCCGACGTGGTGGCCGCCGCGCGTGCCGTCAAGCCGGTCATTGCCGTGGCCAATGCCGAGGCGGCCAGCGCCGCCTACTGGGTGGCCAGCCAAGCCAGCGAGGTCGTGGTGACGCCCAGTGGCATGGTGGGCAGCATTGGCGTGCGCATGCCCTACACCGACGACAGCGAGGCGCAGGCCCGCGAAGGCATCAAGCGCGAGTACATCAGCTATGGCAAGTACAAGTCCGAAGGCATGAGCGGCCCGCTCAGCGACGAAACGCGCAGCTACCTGCAAAGCATGGTCGACGCCTACGGCAACGCCTTCACGCGCGCGGTGGCCAAGGGCCGCGGCGTACCCGTTGACGTGGTGCGCGGGCCGCAGTTCGGCGAGGGCCGCATGAAGCTGGCCAGCGACGCCGTGGCATCCGGCATGGCCGACCGCATCGGCACGCTCGATGAGGTCATCGCCAAGGCCCGGCGCGTGCGCCGTGGCATGAGCAGCGCCGCAGCACAGCGGCAGATCACGATTCTGGAGACCTGACGGGCTCCAGTCCCTGGTGCGGGCCTACGCCCGCTCCGGCGGCCCGACGGCCGCACCCGTCAAACCGAAGACCAACCAGGCCCGCCGCGTGCGGGCCGCACGCATTGCACGAAAGGCAAGCATCATGATCAAGCGACTCCGTGCGCTCCAGCAGCGCAAGGCCGCGGCCGTCGAAACCATGAAGACGATCACGGCATCCATCCCCGAGGGCCAAGACCTGAGCGCCGAGCAGGCGCTGCAGTTTGCGGCAGCCCAGGCCGACGCCACCGCGGCGCAGGCCAGCATCGAGCAGGTGCAGGCCGCCATCGAGGCCGAGCGCTCGCTTGAGCTGCCGGCTGGCGCGCGCATCGAGAACGTCGGCCCGCAGGCAGCCAACGACCCGACACGCGGCTTCGCGCACTTCGGCCAGTACCTGGCTGCTGTGCGTAGCGCCGCGCTGCGCCCCAACGCGGTCGATGAGCGGTTGCGCATCGACGCGGCGGCCACCACCTACGCCAACGAGACCACCGGCGCCGACGGCGGCTTCTTGGTCCCGCCGCAGTACAGCAGCGAGATCATGTCGCTGATCGAAGGGCAGGATACGCTTCTCTCGCGCGTGCGCAACATCCCGGTCACCGGCAGCGAGTTCAAGTTCCCGGCCTCCGAGAAGACCGCGCACGGCACCACGGGCATCCAGGCGTACTGGGACAGCGAAGGCGACACCATCACGCCCACCAAGCCGGTGTTCAAGAACGGCAGCATCAAGCTGGACCGCCTGACCGCGCTTGCCCCCGTGACCGAGGAAGCCCTCGAGGACTCGTCGGCCCTCGGCGCCTGGGTGCAGATGGAAGCCAGCGAGACCATGGCGTTCAAGATCACCGACGCCATCTTCGCCGGCACTGGCGGCGGCATGCCGCTGGGCATCCTGAATGCGCCGTGCACCATCACGGTCAGCAAGGAGTCCAGCCAGGTTGCGGCCACCATCGTTGCCGAGAACGTGCTGAAGATGAAGGCCCGCATGCCGATGCGCAACTTCGCGCGCTCGGTGTGGCTTGCCCACTCGGACACTGAGATCCAGCTGGCGCAGATGAACTTCAAGGTGAAGAACGTGGCCGGCAGCGAGAACGTCGGCGGCGTGCCGGTGTTCTACCCGCCCAGCGGTCTGAGCACCACGCCCTACAGCACGCTGCTGGGCCGGCCGATCCTGTTCATCGAGAGCGCCTCGGCGCTGGGCACCGCGGGCGACCTGGTGTTGGCCGATCTGTCGCAGTACATCGCCATCACCAAGGGCGGCGTCAAGGCGGATCAGTCGATGCACTTCTACTTCGACCAGAACGTGCGCGCCTTCCGCTTCGTGTTCCGCATGGGCGGCCAGCCGTGGCTGTCTTCGGCAATCAGCCGCAAGAACGGCAGCAGCACGCTCAGCCACTTCGTCAGCCTGCAGACCCGCAGCTGATCCACGACCTGACCTGAAGGACATCAGACCATGAACACCAATGCACGCCTCGACGAGCAGGTCACCACCGTGGTGGCCGCTGCCGGCCTGCTGCTCACGTCCACCCTTGGAGACACGACCTATGTGTCCATGAAGGGCTACACGCGGGCGCAGATCATCATCAGCATCGCCGACGGAACCACCGTCACGGGCAGCACCATCACGCTGAAGCAAGCCACCGCGGTGGCCGGCACCGGCGAGAAGGCGCTGGCCTTCACGCGCATGCTGGCCAACACCGACTACGCGGCCAGCAAGGCGATGACCGAGACCGCCGTCAGCTCGAACACGTTCACCACCCAGACCACCAACAGCAAGGACAGCCTGTACATCATCGATGTGCTGGCTTCCGACCTGGACACGGCCAACGGCTTCGACTGCTTCCGCGTCGACGGCACCGGCCACGCGGCCACCGCGTCGCGCGGCTGCGTGGTGATCTACAACCTCTACGGCAAGCGCTACAGCGGCGCCACGGCCGCCGAGGCCATCGCCGACTGATCCTCGCCCGCTGGCGATGCCAGCGGCTGAGACATCAAGCGCCGCCCTCACCGGGCGGCGTTTTCGTTTCCGCCGCGCACAGGACACCACCCATGGCCACCTACACCAAGTTCCTTGACTACGTGGAGCAGCTCAACAAGGCTGTTCACAACTGGTCCAGCCACACGATCAAGGCGGCGTTGACCAACACGGCGCCGGTAAACACCAACACGGTGTTCGCCAACCTCACCGAGATCAGCGCCGGCAATGGCTACAGCGCGGGCGGCATGACGCTCGACACCGTGACGCTGAGCGAGACCAGCGGCACGGCCAAGGTGACCATTGCCGACGAGGTGCTCACGGCCAGCGGCGGCTCCATCGGGCCGCTGCGCTACGTCAGCATCTACAACGACACGCCCACCAGCCCGGCCGATCCGCTGGTCGCGTTCTACGACTACGGCAGCAGCATCACGCTCGCGGCCGGCGAGTCGTTCACCGTCGACTTCGACGCCACCAACGGCCTCTGGCAGCTGGCCTGACGCCATGAGCTACGGCGCCATCTCCATGCGCGTGCGCGGCAAGACCGTGGCCGACGTGCTCACCAACGGCCACGAGCTGCGCATTGCGTGCACCGACGGCAGCGAGGTCAGCGTGGTCTGGCTTGACGACAACGGCGCGCCGCTGAAGGGCAAACCGGCCATCGTTCAGCACGGCGCGCGGCTGCTGGCCCGCGGCGTCGATGAGCTTATCCACTATCCCGCAATCCGAGAGCGAGGGCACGCATGAGCAGCCTGGAAACCCAATACGACGAGCTCTGCGCAAAGCGCGATCACGTCAACGCCCTCAATGCGCCCCTCGAGGCCGAGTTGGCCCGGGTGTGTGCCGAGGGCGAAGCGCTGCGCATCCGCGCGGCCGAGATCGCTGCGCAGATCGACGACAACCGCGGGCGCGAGGCCTGGCTGGCGCTCAAGCGCGACATCCGCATCCTGGCGCCGGCCATCGAGCGCGCACGCGCGGCGGGGAGGTAGCCATGTGGGAACTCTGGAAGCGCATCATCGTCGGGGCCTGATAGATGCCCACTCACGCTAACCGCGTGTCTATGTCGGTGTCTGGCACGCCAGGCACCGGCACGATTACGCTCGGCTCTGCGCAGTCTGGATACCAGTCGCTGGCGTCAGCCTACGGCGCCAATGCGACGGTCGATGTCGTCATCACCGACGGCACGGCGTGGGAGGTCGCGCGCAACTGCACCTACACGCACTCCGGGACGACGCTCAGTCGCGGCACGCTGGAGGCGAGCAGCACCGGCAGCGCGCTGAGTCTGACCAGTGCGGCGGTTGTGAGCGTGACGCTGACGGCCGACCGCGCTCGCGCCCACGACGCAGCGGCCCTCGAATACCTCGCCGGCACGGACGCTGACACCACGATGGTGGTCAATCGGCTGTACGTGGTCGATATGTCGGCTTGGGCCACGGCCAATCGCACCTACACGCTGCCGGCAACCGCAGCAGTGGGCGACCGCATCGGCATCATGGTGACCAGCGGCAACGCATCCTATGAACTACTGATCACCGCAGGCACAGGCGACACGCTCAACGGCGTGGCTGGTGGCACCGAGTGGAGCCGACTGTTCATCACCAATGAGGTGGTGATCATGCGGTGTGTGGTGGCGAACTCGACGTGGCTGGTCGAACAAGACGGCCGCGTGCCACAGTTTTGCTTGATGCGGTTGTCAACTTCGACGACTGGCAACGAGGCGGCCAGCACCTGGACCAGCCCGACCTCGATCAGCGGGGCGTGGACTGCGGATGCCGACAACGCATCGCTGGCATCGACTGCCAATAACCGCTTCAAGGTGCGGCGCGCGGGCAACTACCTGCTGTCGGCCGCTGGCCGCTCCGTCAGTTCGCAGAATGATCAGGAGCTTTTTGGCGTCGTGCTGTGGAAAAACGGCACCAGCACGCTGATCGGCACGAACCAGGGGCGGGTGTCCGGCACGGGCAACTTCTACTATGCCGTGTGGCCCGGCGCCTCCAGTGGCATTCCGTTGGCTGCCGGCGATACGGTCAACTACCAGTTCCAGACCAGCAACGGCTCGCGCAACCTGTTCGCCTCCGGCTACAACTCGTTTTTCTCTGGCGCTGAGGTGCTTGCGCGATGAGCACGTACACGCGCATCGATGCGGCTGGCGCACTGCAGCATCTGGGCTATCGCCCTGGCCTTGACTTTGACGCCAGCGCGCGGGATGGCGCCATCTACGTGCTATGGCACCGCGAGGACTCGCCGACCGATGAGCAAGTGGCGGCGGTGTCTGCGGCCGATGCGGCGCGCGCGTTCATCGCACCCGTCACCCGTCGCCAGATGCTCACCGCGCTGCACCGTGCTGGCCTGCTGACGACCATCAAAGCGGCAGTAGCTGCGTCGGGCGATCCCGAGCTGCAGATCGCTTTCGACGAGTCGCAAGAGTTTCAGCGCAACAACCCATTCCTGGCAACGATGGCCGCAGCCCTCGGCAAGACGCCCGCCGAGGTGGATGCGATCTTTGCACTGGCGCGGACGCTGTAAGCCATGACCTTCGCGCTGGGTCCGTGGGCTGACGGGCCGATTGCGGACGGGCCGGAGGCGGCTGGCGCCGCCTCCTACACCCTCACCGCCAGCTCCGGCACCTACACCCTCACCGGCCAGGCCGCTGCCCTCACCGCCACCCGCGCCATCACCGCCGAACAGGGCACCTACACCCTCACCGGCCAGTCTGCCGGCCTGCTGGCCAGCTACTCCCTGCCTGCCGCACAGGGCAGCTACAGCCTGAGCGGCCAGGATGCCACGCTGACCTACACGCCAGCCGGCGCATACAGCCTCACCGCAGACTCTGGCACGTACACACTGACCGGCCAGGATGCCGCGCTGCTGGCCCTGCGCGCGCTGAGCGCCGAACAGGGCACTTACACCCTGACTGGCCAAGATGCCACGCTGGCCCGGCAGTTCACCGTCACCGCGGACAGCGGCACCTACTCCCTCACCGGCCAGGCCGCCACGCTCACCCGCACGATCATCATGACCGCCGACGGCGGCACCTATGTGCTCACCGGCCAGGCGGCCACGCTGACGTACAGCGGCGAAGCGGTGGCGGCGCAACTCTCAGCCGCCCCCATCGGCCACGGCCCCGCGCTGGGCATGCGCAGCCTGCAGCTCGGGCGGCGAATGGCCAACATCAGCAGGCGCACACGATGACCCTCCGACTGATCACCGCGCCGGCCACTGAGCCGGTCACGCGCGCCGAGGCCAAGCTGCAGTGCCGCGTCGACAGCGACATCACCACCGACGATGACCTGATCGACGCGCTGATCACCTCGGCCCGGCAGGAGTGCGAGCACCTGACCGGCCGCGCGCTGATCACGCAGACGTGGGAGCGCGTGGTCGACACCTTCCCGCTGCTGGAGCTCGAGCTCGGCATGCCGAAGGTAGCCAGCATCACCGGCGTGTACTACTACGACACCACCGGCACCGAGGTCACGCTCAGCAGCTCGGCCTACGTGCTCGACAGTGCCATGCCACCGGGCTGGGTGCTGCCCGCCTACGGCTACCAGTGGCCGACCACCTACGACACGGCCAACGCCGTGCGCGTGCGTTTCGTCAGCGGCTACGGCGCCGCCAGCGACGTGCCGGCAGCCGTCAAGACGTGGATCAAGATGCGCATCGCCGACCTGTACCAGCACCGCGGCGGCACGGTGGTGGGCCAGTCCGTCACGCAGCTCGGCCAGCGGTTCTACGACCGCCTGCTCGACCCGTTCACTGTGCACTACGGCGGCTGACCGACCATGCCCATCAACGCCGGTGACATGCGCGAGCGCATCACCATCCAGACCCGCGCGTCTGGTGTGGACTCGCTTGGCCAGGAGTCCGCCACCTGGAGCACGCACATCACCTGCTGGGCCAGCGTCGAGCCCCTGCGCGGCAAAGAGTACTTCGCGGCCGGCCAGGTGCAAAGCTCGGTCGACGTGCGCATCCGCATTCGCTGGCGCGAGGGCATCGTGCCGACCATGCGCGTGTTGTGGCGCGGCGTGGCGCACGACATCGTGAGCGTGATCGAGCCGCGCGCCGGGCAGGAAGTGCTCGAGCTGATGTGCAGCACCGCAGCGAGGGACGGGCGATGAGCGACGGACTGCGCGCCGAAGTCAAAGGCCTGCCAGACCTGCGCGCCGCGCTGCTGGGTGTGGCGCCAAAGCTCAAGGTGCGAGCCCTGCGCAACGCGCTGGCGGCCGGCGCCCGCCTGGTGCAGCGCGCCGCGCGCAAGGCCACGCCGGTGCTCGATCTGTCCAAAGAGTGGAGCGCCGCGGCCTACCGCAAGGGCTACCGCAAGCCGGGCACGGTGCAGCGCGCCATCAGCGTGCGCACCAGCAAGCTCGCGCGGCGGCAGGGCAACGTCGGCGTATTCGTCAACGTGAAGCCCGCCAAGCGCGGCCAGGCCGGTGCCACGAGCTTCCGCGACCCGTTCTACTGGCGCTGGCTCGACAAGGGCTGGACGCCCGCCCGCGGCCCACGGCAGCCCGGCCGCAACATCCTCAAGGCCGGCGCGGCCATGCTCGGTGCGGCGCTGGCTGAGTTCAACCGGCGACTTCCGCTGGCCATCGCCAAGCTCAACAAGCCGAAAGCGCCCGCGCCATGAGTGCCGACACCGAATTCCGCGCGCTGCTGGCCGGGCACGCGGCGCTCACCGCTCTGGTGAGCACGCGCATCGCGGCCAATGCAGTGCCGCAGGACAGCGCGTTTCCGCTCGTTGTGTTTGTCAGCCAGCACGACAGCGAATACGGCCTCGACAACACCCTGCACGGCACCAGCGTCACGCACTCGGTGCAGTGCTACGCCACCACCGCAGCCGGTGCCGAGGCTGTGGCCGATGCCGTGGCCGGCGCCGTGGCCACCGATGCCGACTACCTCGTCACCGCCCGCTCGGGCGGCTACGACGAGGAGCTGGCGCTCGATGCCGTCAATCTCACCGTGCAACGCTGGATCGTCTAAGCGCTGCACAGCAACCAACACGGGCCGCAAGGCCGTGCCGCAGGGCTCCATCCGGGGCCCTTTTTCTTGGGCCTGCGCCCAGCATTGAAAGGACATCACCATGACCACCATCGTCGGGCGCAACGTCAAAGTCGAGGTCGCGCTCACCTTCGCATCCGCCGTGTCGCCTACTGCTTGCACCAAGGCAAACCCGGCCGTCGGCACGCTGACCAGCCACACGTTGTCTGACAACGACGTGGGCTACTGGACCGTGACCAGCGGCATGGTCGAGCTCGACGGCCAGGCCGTGCACATCATGGACACGTCGGCCAACACGTTCACCATGAACGGCCTGGACACGACGCAATACTCGACGTACGCCTCGGGCACGCTCACGCCGGCCAGCACGTGGGGCACGCTGAGCGAGGCCGCCAGCTACGCCGTGGGCGGTGGCGCTGCCAATGCGCTGGACGACACGCGGCTGCTGGACGTCAAGACCCGCAACGTGGCCGGCCTGCTGGCGCCGCAAGACATCACCATCGACGTGCGCAACGGCGTGGCACACGGCGCGGCCATGGCCTTCATCGAGGCGGCGGCGCGCAACAGCACCAGCTGCTTGTTCCGCATCAGCCAGGGCCCCACCGTGCTGCGCGTGTACTACGGCGTGCCCTCGGTGCCGGGCGAAAGTCTGCAGGCCGGCGCGCTGGCCACCGGCCAGTTCAACGTGCTCGGCGCGGGCTGGGCCGTGAAGCCGAATCTGTGAGCACCACCGCAGCCGACTACATCGCGCGCATCTGGCAGGCGCGCGAGTCGTGGTGCGATCTGGCGCCCGGCAAGCGCGTCAAGGTGCGGCGCCCTGGCGAGCTGGCCATGCGCCAGCTCGCCGGTGGTGGCGCCACGCTCGAGAAGCTGTGCAGCTGCGTGGTGGCATGGGACGGCATCACCGAGGGCGACCTGTTCGACGGCGGCAGCGAGAACTACGTGCCGTTCGATGCGGGCGTGTGGGCTGAGGCTGTTGCCGATCAAGCCGAGTGGGCCGCGCTGGTGGCTGCACACGTCACGCAGCTCATCACCGAGCACATGGCCAAGCGCGAGGCCACACGGGGAAACTCTCAGCCCTCCTAGATGTCGCGGCCGGCATCCAGTATGAGGGCGGACCACCACAGGCCAGCAACGACGAGCGTGCAGCGGTGCAGATCTGGAACGCTTGCGCCAACGGCATGGGCGGCATCGACTGGCAGGCCGTGCCGCTGTTCGCTGAGTTCTACGGCTTTGCCGACCTGGACGCGCTCACCGAGCAGCTGCTGATCATCAAGATGCACAAGCCCGACACCACGGGGAGCTGACACGCATGGCAACCGCCACCCTATCGATTGACCTGGAAGCCCGCCTGGCGCGGCTTGAACAGGACATGTCTCGCGCCACCAAGCTGGTCGAGCGCAGCGCGGGGCAGATGGAGCGCAGCTTTGCCGCTGCCGGGCGGCAGATCACATCGGCGCTCGGTGCCATCAGTGCCACGGTGGTGGTCGGCGCGATGACGCAGATCGCATCGGCCACGATCAAGGGCATCGATGCGCTCAATGATTTTGCAGACGCCACCGGCACCACGGTCGAGAACGCCAGCGCGCTGGAAGACATCGCACGGCGCACGGGCAGCAGCGTGGAGAGCGTGAGCGGTGCGCTCATCAAGTTCAACGCGCAGATTCAGGAGGGCCTCAAGCCGGGCAGCGAGGCTGCTCGGGTGTTCGAGTTGATCGGGTTGAATGCCAAGGAACTGGCCGCGATTGACCCGGCCGAGGCGCTGCTGAAAACGGCGCAGGCGCTGGCGCAGTTCGAGGACAACGGCAACAAGGCGCGCATCATCTATGCGCTGTTCGGCAAGAGCACGCGCGAGGTGGCGCCGCTGCTCAAAGACCTGGCCGAAAGCGGCAAGCTCAACGCCACGGTGACAGCGCAGCAGGCGGCCGAGGCTGAGAAGTTCGAGAAGGCCATGGCCCGGCTCAGCAAGAACATCACCGACGTGGCTCGCGCCATTGCGAGCGATCTGCTGGGGCCGATCAATCAGTTGATCGAGCGCGTGACGCTGGCCCGCGAGAAGCTCGGCGGGTTTGGCGGCATCGTGGCGGCGGCGTTTGGTTCTGGCGCCGCGCGGCAGGACTTCGACAGCCCGCAGAAAGCCCTCGACTACTACTCGGCCAAGCTTTCCGAGATCGACGGCAAGATCAAGGCCATTCAGGCCAACCCCGACGGCGGCCCGCTGGGCGAGCTGGCCGACCGCAACAAGCTCAACGCCCTGCGCGCCAACCGCGAGGAGGTCGGCAAGCTGGCCGACCTGTACCGCGGCATGGTGAACGCTGGCGGCGCTGGCGGCGGCCGTGGCACGGGTGGCAACACCGGACGGCCATCGCTGCCGCTGCTGCCTCCGGCTGCTGGTGGCGCAGGCAAGGCCGGCAAGGTCGAAATCCCCTTCGCCATCACCGACGCGCGCGAGTCCTACAAGTCGGCGTTCCTCAAGGCCGAGAAGGACTACGAGGAAACCGACAAGCTCCTCACTCAGATCCAGGCCAAGGCCGACGAGGCGGCGCGCAAGTTGCGCGAATCCATCAGCGAGGAAGGCCGCCGCGTGTTCGAGGCTACGCGCACGCCGGCCGAGCAACTGGCGGCCGAGATTGACAAGCTCAACAAGCTGTTGCAGGCCGGCGCCATCGACTGGGACACCTACACCCGCGCCCAGCTCGACGCGCAGGAGCGCTTCGACAAGTCGGCGGCGGGCATCAAGGACCAGGCCAGCAAGACCAAGAGCCTCGGCGAGGAGCTGGGCCTGAGCTTCACGTCGGCTTTCGAGGATGCCATCGTCGGCGGCAACAGCCTGCGCGACGTGCTCAAGGGCCTGGAGGCCGACATCATCCGCATCGTCACTCGCAAGCTCATCACCGAGCCATTGGGCAACGCGCTCACCGGCATGCTCGGTGGTGGCGGATCTGGCGGCGGCGGCAACTTCCTGGCCAGCATCGGCAACTGGTTCGGCAGCCTGTTCGCTGGCGGCTTCGCCGAAGGCGGGTTCATCCCGCCGGGCAAATGGGGCATGACCGGCGAGCGCGGACCCGAGCCGATCTTCGGCGGGCGCGCAGGCGTCACCGTGCGGCCGGCTGGCGGCATGTCGGTCACCAACCACTTCACCATCAGCGGCCCCGTGGACCGGCGCACGCAGCAGCAGATCGCAGCCGCTGCGCTGCGCGGCGTCCAGATGGCCAGCCAGCGCGGCAACTGAGGGCACACGCATGGCGTTCTACGAAAGCCCCCGCTTCCCCGAGCTGATTGCGATGGGCGCAGTCGGTGGCCCCGCCTGGGAAACCGAAGTCGTGCGCACCATCAGCGGCCACGAGTCGCGGCTTGGCAAGTGGGCATATCCGCTGCACCGCTTCGAGATCGGCGCCGGCATCAACGCGCCGGCCGATCACGCCACGCTGCGCGCGTTCTTCATCAACTGCAGGGGCAGGTTGCACGGTTTCCGGTTCAAAGACTGGACCGACTACAGCGCCACGCACACCGACGGCAAGGTCACCGGCCTGACGAGCACCACGTTTCAGCTCGTCAAGCGCTACACCAGCGGATCGCAGACCACCGACCGCAAGATTGTCAAGCCCATTGCCTCGGGATTCGAGCTGAAAAACTCCGGCACCACGCTCACGCTCACCACCGACTACACGCTCGACGCGACCACCGGCATCGTCACCACGACGACCAGCCGCACGGCGGCGAATCTCACATGGTCGGGCGAGTTCGACGTGCCCGTCAGGTTTGACACCGATGACATGCAAGCCCGCGTCCTGGCGCGCACGCCGTCGCGCGGCATCCTGCAGCAGTGGGAGGGCGTGCCACTGGTGGAGTTGCGGCTATGAAGGGCACCGCCAGCGCTCTCAAGACGCACATGGTCGGCAGCGCGCTCACCGTGGCGCACTGCTGGAAGGTCACGCGCACCGATGGCACGGTCTACGGCTTCACCGACCACGACGAACCGCTCATCGTCAGCGGCACTACCTACACCCCGTCGAGCGTGTTCAGCGGCAGCGCCGTGGCCACGCGCGCCGAGCTCAACGTCGATGACCTTGAGCTGGAAGGACTGCTAGACGCCGACGGCATCACCGCGGCCGACATCGAGGCCGGGCTCTGGGACGGCGCGGCCATCATCATCTACCGCGTCAACTGGGCCAGCCTGAGCGACGGCGCCGAGATCGTGCGCAAGGGCTGGCTCGGCAAGGCGCAGCGCCGCGGGCCACTGTACGTGGCCGAGATGCGCGGGCTCATGCAGGCGCTGCAGAACAACATCGGCCGCGAGGTCAAGCCGACGTGCGATGCACAGCTCGGCGATGCGCGCTGCGGCAAGGTGCTCACGTCCTTCACGCACGCGGCCACCGTCACGGCTGTCAGCTCGCGCAGGCAGTTCACGGCCAGCGCGCTCACGCAGGCCGCGGGCTACTTCGACTATGGCCGGGTGACGTGGACCGCGGGCGACAACGACGGCTTGGTGATGGACATCAAGACGGGCAACGGCTCGGGCGTCATCGTGCTGCAGCTGCCCATGCCCTTCGACATCCAGGTCGGCGACACGCTGAGCGCCGTGGCCGGGTGCAACAAGAGCAAGACGGCGTGCAAGGACACATTCAGCAACCTGGACAACTTCCGCGGTTTCAGTTTCGTGCCAGGCCCTGACCGTGCGCTGGCCATCGGGAGCACGCAGTGAACGTGCCGCGCGTTGCCGTGGTGGCCGAGGCGCGGCGCTGGCTGGACACCCCATTCCACCACCAGGCCCGCACGCGCGGCGTGGGCTGCGATTGCGGTGGCTTGGTGGGCGGTGTGGCGGTTGCGCTCGGCATCGTCCCGCCCGACTGGTGGCGCGATACCTTTGATCCGCGCTGGGGCGGCTACGGCCGGCAGCCGGCGCAGGGCACGCTGCAGCAGGTGTGCGAGTCTTTCATGGCCCGCACCGATGATCCGCAGCCCGGCGACGTGCTGCTGATGCGCTTTGCGCGCGAGCCGCAGCATGTGGCCATCGTCGGCGACCACGGCGGGCGCTCGCTCATCCATGCCTACGAGGCCATCGGCCGCGTGATCGAGCACCGGCTGGACACGCGCTGGCAACGGCGCACGGTGCAGGCGTACCGGATGCCGGGGGTGCACTGATGGCACAGCTCGCAGTCGCATTCGCTGGCGCTGCGCTCGGCGCGGCCACGCTCGGCACCGCACCGGTGCTGTTCGGCATGACCGGCTCGGCGATTGGCTTCGCGGCCGGCAGCATCATCGGCGGCGCAATCGCGCCGCCGCGCATGCATGGGCCGCGCGTCGAGGATCTCAAGGTCCAGATCAGCAGCTACGGTGCGCCGCTGTCCAAAACGTATGGCACCGACCGCGTGGCCGGCGTGCTCATCTGGGCGGCCGACTTCGTGGAGACCGCGCACAAGCAAGGCGGCAAGGGTGGCCCGAAGGTCACCACGTACAGCTACACCTGCTCTTTCGCGGTGGCCATCGGTGAGGGCGAGGTCGGCGCCGTGCGGCGCATCTGGGCCGACTCCAAACTGGTCTATGACGCGCGCGTCGGTGGCGAAGATCCCATCGCCGTCCAAAACGCCAAGTTCCGCCAGTACTGGACGCTGTACCCGGGCAGCGAGACCCAGGAGCCCGACGCAACGATTGAAGCGGTGGAGGGCGCCGGCAACGTCGAGGCGTACCGCGGCACCTGCTACATGGTGTTCACCAACCTCCCGCTGGGCGACTACGGCAACCGCATTCCGTCGTTCAGCTTCGAGCTGACGCAGGAGACGGAAGACACCACGCCGACGGCCGACATCCTCGAGCCGCTCAAGGTGTACCCCTGGGTCTACAACGCCCAAAGCATGCCGGAGCACGGCATTGGCGATACCTACTACGAGCCCATCACAGTCGGCAGCGTGTCGGCCGGAACCGGGTTCGGCACGATGGCGGTGGCACAGGCTGATGCCTACGAGGCGTCCAGCACGCTCACGCGGCCAGGCGCCGCCAAGGGTGCGTACAACTTCACCGGATACTTCTGGAGCCACTTCAGCAACGCCTCGCCCTATGCAACGCTGAACAAGCTGTACATGAACGGAGGATCGAACGACGACCCCGAGTTCGTCAGCGTGCTCCATAGCTACTACAGCCTGAAACTGGTCGATGTGCCCTATGGCGCGGCGCCTGTGAAGGACGTCGTTGCGCTCAACGAGTTTGCGGCCACCACGCCGTTCTACGACAGGCGGTTGAGCTGGCCGCACTATGGCGTGGCGGGCTACACCTACGACGCGCCCGTCATCGTGCGCCGCGAGATCGGCAACAGTGGGCCCCAGCCGGGCGAGTACACGGTCGTGAACTCGGCCGTCTATGACACCTACCCCGCAGGCGATATCAGCTACGTCAGCCACGCGCTCGAACTCAAGGGAAGCCGCGTGCCGACGCACCCGCTCAAGACGTGCTACGCCGCCGACAGCGAGCGCAACCAGCAGATCGCGCAAATCCTGGGCATGGCTGAGGCGCCAAGCGACAACGAGTGGTGCGTGACCTTCGACGGCCAGGTGGTGCCCAATCGCAACTGGACTATCGTGACCGGCACCGCCAAGCAGCTGGCCGGCGTCGAGTATCGCAGTGGAGCGCTCTACCAAAACGCGCTCGGCCCCGTGCTGCTGCCGGGCGATCCCAACTACAACAACACGGCGTATTGGGACGCGGCCCGCGATGCCGCCATTGCTGCGGGCACGCTGCAGGACGGCGCCACCACGCCCGTCGTGGTCACCAGCTGGGCCGAGAGCGACGGCGGGCCGGATGTCACCAGCGTGCAGGATGGCACCGTCCTGCTGAGCACCATCGTGACGGACATCTGCGAAGCCGCGGGCCTGAGCGCCAGCGACATCGACGTCACCGAGCTGACCGATGAGGTCATCGGCTACAGCCGCGCCAGCCGCATGGCGGCACGGCAGGCCATTGAGCCCCTGCGGCTCTGCTACCAGTTCGATGGCGTGGAGAGCGACGGCAAGATCGCCTGGCGCAAGCGCGTGCGCAGCAGCGTGGCCACGCTCACCGTCAATGACCTGGGCGCGCAGGTGGACGAGGCTGCCGAGCACGCCATGCATCATGAGCGCGGCCAGGAGCAGGAGCTGCCGCGCGCAGTGACGGTGCTCTACCGCAGCTATGCGCTCGACTACGCCGTAGGCGCGCAGGAAGCGCGGCGCCAGGGCGGCGAGACCGACCAGCTCGCCACCGTCGAGGTGCCCGTCGTGCTGACGGACGACCACGCGCGGCAGCTGGCCGACGTCATCCTCTATGGCGGCTGGGTGGCGCGCAACGTGCGCAGCTTCACCACCACGCTGGCATGGGCGCACCTCGAGCCTACCGACGTTGTGACGGTGAGCGATGACGACCTATAGCCTGCGCCTGCTGGACAAGACCGAAGACGGCGGCGTCATCACCTGGCGCGCGGCCGACTACGATGGCAGCGTGCTCGCCAGCACGGCCGACGGCGCTGCAGGCCCGGTGCCCGGCAGCATGGCCGGCGTCACGGTGCTGCAGTTCGAGGCGATGGACATCCCCCTGCTATCGCAGGACGACGACGCTCCAGGCATCTACGTCGCGGCGGCAACGATGATCGGCACATGGCGCGGCGCCGTGGTCTACCGCAGCCGCGACGGCGGCACCACCTACACCGAGGCGGCGCAACTCAATGCGGCGGCAACGCTTGGCCGGTGCGAGTCGGTGCTCGGTGACTGGGACGGCGGCAATCAGATTGACGTGAGCAGCTGGGTTGACGTAGTGGTTTCCGGCGAGCTGGAGACCATCACCGCCGCGGCGCTGCTGGAGGGCGGCAATCGTGCGCTCATCGGTGACGAGGTGGTGCACTTCAAGCGCGCCACGCTGCTGAGCGCCGGCCGCTACCGCCTGAGCGGATTCCTGCGCGGCCGTCTCGGCACCGAAGACGCGCAGGCCACGCACACCGAGACCGACCGTTTCGTGCTGCTCGACGAGGCCGTCATTCGCCTGCCCGAGCAACTGAGCGACCGCGGCAAGGCGATGCGATACCGCTGCGTGGCACTTGGAGACCAGGTGACGCAGGGGCCGGTGCAGACCGTAAACCCCCTGCGCTTCGTCAGCCTGTTGCCACTCGCGCCGATCAATCTCAACGTCGCGCCGATTGCGGGCGGCGGCCAGTCCGTGCGATGGACGCGGCGCACGCGCTACGCGGCACCGCTGACCGACGGCGCCGACGCACCGCTCGGCGAGGCCAGCGAGCGCTACAGCCTGCGCATCGTGCAGACCGGACTCGGTGGCGTTGCCGACGCCGTGCTCGACACCGAGGCCACAACCAACAGCTACACCATGGCCGACGGCTACGAGGAGCGCGTGCTGCAGGTGGCGCAGATCAGCGCCACGGTCGGCAACGGCACCGCCGCGCGCATCACCACAGGAGCCTGACCGACATGGCCAACAGCACCACGCACCTGGACAGCATCAGCGCGAGCCAGGCGCAAAAAGAGGCGGCCATCAATGGCCTGTTTGACGCGGGCTCGCCTGCGCTGACATTCGGGCGCCGGCAGACGACCACCGATCAGCTCGTCTGGGGCTACTACGGCGGCCCGGTCAACGGCACCAACGTCGCCGACGGCACCGTGACGCTCACGGCCAGCCGCACGAACTACATCGTGGTGCACCTGAGCACGTTTGTCGTCAGCACCAGCACCAGCGCGGCCAACTGGTGCACCCCGCAGACTTACGCGCGGCTGTACAAGGTGACGTGTGGCACGCTCACGCCCAGCAGCTGGGAAGACTGGCGCTTCGCACAGCTTGGCATTTGGGGCCGGTTGTTCGGCACCGCCGAGTGTGCGCGCGTCGAGTACCGGCTGCCGGTGAGCGCGGACCTGAGCACCAGCATCACCACGGGCACCGACAAAGCCTACATGCGCGCGCCGTGCGCGATGCTGCTGACCGACGTTCGCGCCTCGCTGTACGGCGAGAGCACCAGCGGCACGGTCACCATCGACATCAACGACGCCGGGCAGACCATCCTCGGCGACAAGCTCACCATCGACGCCAACGAAAAGACCAGCACCACGGCGGCGGCGGCGTTCGCGTTCAGCGAGGGCGGCGCAGTCATCGCTGACGATGCGCTGCTTACGGTTGACATCGACGGCGCCGGCACCAGCGCCGAGGGCCTGGCCATCACGCTGATCGGCCTGCGCGGCGTGGGCGATCCCGGCCGCGACTTGATCGTCAGCAGCGTGACGATGGAGGCAGACCCATGGGTTGATTCGAACACCGCCATCACCTGGACCAAGACCAGCACGCCGACGGCCAGCAGCGCTCAGGCCGTGAGCAGCGTCAGTGCCAGCTACGCGACCACCAGCACGCTGTTCGACGGCTCGGTGGAGCGCTACACCAGCAACGCGAGCAGCGTCTTTGACCTGGCCACGGCGCCGTGGGCGTTTGACTTGTGGGTCTACACCACCAGCACCAGCAGCAGCCCGCACATCTGCGAGATTGCGGTATCCAGCACCATGCGGCTGTCGCTGTACCTCAACACGGGCGCGCTCACGGTCTACAGCCAGACCACGGCCGGCAACGGGGCAGACCGCATCACTGGATCGGCCATCAGCACCGGCACCTGGTATCACGTCCGTGTGAGCTATGACCTGACCACGCTGCGGCTTTTCCAGGACGGCGCTGTAGTCGGCACAGCGGCAACCAGCATCCTGCCAACCGGCAATGCTGCTGTCGCGCTCGGCAACCTCGAGCTCGGCGCCACGCCGGGCAGCAGCTACGCATGGCCGGGGCACATGCAGCGCTGGCGGTTCACGCGCGGATGGGCGCGTCAAACCGCGGCGTTTGCGCGGCCGCTCAAGCCCTGGGCCTGATCGTGGCCATCACCCTCGCCTTCTACCGCGGCCGGCACAGTGGCCGGCTGGGGCCATGGTTCCTCGCCTGGTGGGCGCGGTGCGACTGGTCGCACGTTGCCATTGTGTGGCAGATCGACGCGGAGCGGGGCCGGGCGCTGGTCAGCGAGGCAACGCTGGCGCATGGCGTGCAGACGCACTGGCGGCCGTGGTCGCCTTGGATGTGGGATCTGTACGAGCTGGGCGGCATCAGCTCCGAACCGGTTTTCCTGTGGTGGCAGCAGCACCAGGGCGCCGGCTATGACTGGCGCGGGCTGGCCGGCTTCGTCATCCGCCGCATCAAGGGCCGCACGACGTCCTACTGGTGCAGCGAAGCCGTGGCGGCGTCCATCGGGCTGCACGACGCCTGGCGATATGACGTGGCGCTGATGGCGTCCGTGGCAAAGCACATCGGCAAACCATTGGAGCGGACGCATGCCGAACACGACTGACCGAAACGGGTCCAACGTGCCGACCACCATCACGGCGCCGATGGAACACGACGACACCGCCGACACCTACCGCGACAAGCAAATCGGCGTGCTCATGGCGCACATGAGGCACACGGCGGCACAGGTGGCGGAAATCACCGTTACCCAGCGACGGCTTGACGGGCACATGGGCCAGCTAGCGGGCGAGATGCGCGAGATTGGCCGGGCGCTGCGGGAGCATGTGCAGCAGTCGGCGGCGAGGGCGGCGAACATCGAGGCCAAGGTAGACGCGAACACGGCCATCACCGAAGACATCGCGCGCCTTAAGACCACCGGCCGCACGCTCAAAAGCATCATCGTCTGGCTCGGTGGCCTGGGCGCGGGCATCGTGGGTCTGTGGCAGCTGGTGACGCTGTTCCGCGGGCCGCCTGGGGGCGGCGCTGCGCCGTAACGCTATGGCCGTCAATCCACGCATTGCCATCGCTGCCCTAGCCCTATCCGCTGCGGCGCTTGTGAAGATCGCCAGCGAGGAAGGCTACACAGAAACCGCCGTCGTGCCAGTCAAAGGCGACCGGCCAACCGTGGGTTTTGGCAGCACGTTCAAGGAAGACGGTTCGCCCGTGCAGATGGGCGACCGAATCACGCCCCCGGCCGCGCTGGGCCGCACGCTCGCGCACATCCAAAAGGATGAGGCAGGGCTACGCAAATGCGTAACGGGCGCGCTGAATCAGGGGGAGTACGACATCCTTGTCAACTTCACGTATCAGTACGGGCCGCAAGCGGCGTGCGCCTCGTCCATCGTCAAGCAAGTCAACGCGGGCAACTATGAGGCGGCGTGCGATGCGTATCTGCTCTATCGCTTTGTCGGGCGCGGCGCTGATCGCTATGACTGCTCGACCACGATAGACGGCAAGCCAAACCGCCGATGCTGGGGCGTATGGGAGCGCAGCCGGGAGCGGCAGAAGGCGTGCAGGGCTGCGGCAGGGTTGCCGCCGTCGTTGGGGGCGCGGGGATGACCGCCACGTTTCGGTGTTACAAAAAAGATTCGCCAACCGCTTGACTGCCGAAGCATTCCGGTATTACATTAACACCACTGCAGCACGACGCGCAGCAACAAACCGGAGAGCCCAAATGACCACCGCCCAGCAAATCGCCGCCAAGCTCGCAAACAACGGCCAAAACTTCGACGGCTTTGACGACTTGATCGACACAGCAGGCGCCCGCCGCGAGTACAGCCAGCGGGTCTGGAGCGAAGAAGCCGGCGCAAGCGTCTACAAGGCTGGCCATTTGTCTGGCTACATCAGCGGCGACCCGATCCGCCACGTTTTCGCCGACGGTTCCGCCATCGTGACGGCTGGCGACGGCTGGGACATCGAAGGCGACGAGCCTTTCTCGTGGCTGAACGCTTGATGACCACCCCCAAACGCAAGCCCGGCCGCCCGGCCCTGCCACTAGCAGAAAAGCTGGTGGTTGTGCCCGTGCGGCTGACGCCTGCGCAGCGGCACAAACTGTGGCTCATCGGCGCGGCGCGGCTGCGGAAGTGGCTGGATAGGGTGAAGATATGACCGACCTTGTATCGCGCATCCGGCGCAAAATCTACGACTGGCTGCCGACTGGCGACCATCAATCTGCCGCGCAAGCCCTGCTAGTCCAAGCTGCCGACGAGATTGCATTTCTCCGCGCCCGCATCGTCGAACTCGAAGCCGCGCACGAAGACGCCAGCGGCGCGATCCTGCAGGCTGTGGCGGATGAGCGCAAGCGGTGCGCGAAGATCGCGGAAAGCTGGGCTAGCAGGAGCAGCAACATGGGCGCCGTCATTGCGCGCGAGATCCGGGCGATGCGATGACCGACACCCTGGCCGCCCGCCTCAGCTCGCGCAAGCTGTGGGTCTGCGTGCTCGGCATGGCCCTGGCCACCTGGCTGCGCTCGCGGGGTTTGCTTTCTGACGACGGCGTGGTCACCGTGCTGGTCACCGGCATGGTCGGCTATCCGGTGGCCAACGTGGCGCAGCGCGCCGTCGACGCCCGGGAGGCAAACAAGGGCTCTGCGGAATAACGTGTTGAAAGGACAACCGTGAACGACAACCAGAAAACGGAAAAACGTGTGGAAAAGCGGCAGGCGAAGAGCCGCCACGGCCAGTTCATGCGCCTG